AGTCGCTAAACTCTTTTAATTTGTCAATTGCAGGATCAAGAAAACTTGTAAACTTTGCAAGTGCGGCTACTACTGCAACAACTGCTGTTGTAATTCTTACAAAAGGATTTAAACCCATTACAAAATTCAATGCCTTTTGTGCTTTAGTAACTAAACCTGTTACTCCGCCAAGTTCTTTATAAGATGTTCTTAAACCATCAACGCCCTGTTGAATAGCTAATGCTGCTTGAACTTTTACAAGTGTTTTTTCAAGTGCTTCATTCTCTTTGCCAAATAAAGCCAATGCCCCTTGAGTTGCTGCAAATCCACTTGTAACACCGGTTAATGCACTACCCAATTTCTGACCCATTGTAGTTGCCGCACCGTCAACTGCCATATCAGTTTGAATTTGAACTTTGCGATAATTACCAACGCTTTGCAAAAGTTCTTGATATTCTTTAGAAGTAGTGTCACCTGCTAACGCCAATTCGTATAATCGGTCCTCTGCTTCACCCATTCGTGTTGTTAATGGCTCTAATTCGTCACCATAACGTTCTGCAAAAGTGGAACCTTTATCAAAAGATTCATTAACTGCTTGTTGTGCTTGTGCAGTTTTATTTAGTTCGTCATTTAGATGCTCTGCATCCTTAGCAGTATCATCAAAATTATTTTTTATGTTTAAGTTAGTTGTAAATGTTTTACTCATTGCAATTATTTTTTAACCGGTCTTTTAATATTTGCATTCTTTTTTTTTGCTTATAGATCTCTTTAATAGTTTTCTCGTAATTGTATAAACCTTTTGCAACTTGCACATTGTAACTTCCATCGTAAAAGTCATCTATTTGTAATAAGTCAATTATATGTTTTAGCATTATCCTTGTTGTTGTATAAATATTTGATTTGCTGCCGTGTTTCCGTTAGTGAGTGTATATGTAACTACCAACACAATAACGGTTGTACCTGTACCTTCTGTTCTAAATTGTTTGGTTGTTATAGTACCTGCATTTTCGTCTGTTATGTCGTCTGTTCCGTCCTCGGTTACTATCAAGTCAGTTGCCGTATTGACGGGCAAACATACTTCCGTGCGACCTTCGCTTGTTAATGTACTTGGTGTTATTGTTACACCACTTGTGGTTGTAGTAATAGTTGCTTGTTGTGCATCGTTTGGAAACAGTATATCGATGTTTAAGCATTGTGCGGTATTATCAGGAACTATTATTTCAGGTATTATACCACCGTCTGAAATTAGAGTTCTAAAGTCGTTTATTAAAACTAAATCAACGTCACCTGTATTCAGGTTGCTTTTCATTGATTCAATCATATAACGTTTGTCGCGAATTATTACACGGTCGTTTAGTTGCAATCCTGTGAGTAAACTAATGGGTAAGTTCGTTTTTACGGTGGTTCGTCTATTTCTAAGATTGTATAAATTAATTATGTATGCACCATAATAAACAGAAAATAATGTATTTAAAACAGGCTCTAATAAAAACGTGCTTATATCTGCATTAAAATTTAAAGTAAAGTCTGTAGTACCAAGTCTGAGATCTTGCCCAAATGGTATGTATGTACTCATATTTGTAACACCTGTTCCTTCGTCAAATCGCCATTGTGCATTAGTAGTATCATACGCATACATTATTAACGGCTTGGTTATATAGTTTTGTAAGTCGGTGTTTAATCTTTTACCTACTTGCAAATCAGTACCTGTAAATTTATGCATCATCATATTTTCAAAAGGCAAATCAACTTTATATTCGCCTCCGTCATAATCAAACTTTTCGTTCGTGTTTCCGTAGTCACGACCGCCTGTTAATTCTCTAAATGCTTCGTTGGTTGCACATTCACTTTCTTGATATGAAAAGCTAACATTTTTAAATAGTTTAATTCTGTCAATCTGAGTGCTTTTAATATCGGTGTATTCTGTTATATCTACAATAGCACCTTTTTGATACCAATCGTCTAACGGTTCAACTTGGTAAACATCTTTTGAAGTTGAATAACAAGTCAAATTAAACATCTGCAAAACACCTTTAAAAAAGTCTACTATCTTCATATCAGGCAAATAGTTCAATACGCTAAATTCTGTTGCTGTAGTTGTTGAACTTAACGAACTAAATCCGTTAGTAACTGCTTGACTGCCTCCCAATGTTGTATATAATGCACGTTGTAAATATCCTATTTTTATTAACCTACTTGCTGCCGCTGAAGTTCTTAAATAAAATTGGTATTGTTGGTTGCCTACAATAGTATTGTTGTTTAATTCAATAGTAAAGTTTGGCGTGTCGTATGTTCCTACTAGTTGACCGTTTCTGTAAACGTCTATAAACGTATCAATACCTGTTACTGTGCCGGGGTTTATAACTTCTACAATAATAGAATGATGTGCATTTGAATACGTGCCACCTACCGATACATTTGGAAATGCCACGCTTGGTACAAATTGCGTTATTGTAAGTATTTCTGTTGCTTCATCAAAAAAGTCAGTAGCCGTTAAAGTAGTGCTATTATTAAAAGCACTATCTGTAAATAAATTTGCAAATTCAATTAATTGTGGCTTTGTATTAAATGTAAATGTTTCTGCATTTTGACAATATAAAAACGCCCTTCTAAATTGTTCACTGCTTAAAAACAAACCATTGAATGTAATTGAATACAATTGTTGTAACGCATTAAATATTTGATAAACTGCTATTGCAGGAAACAACTCGTTATAAGCAATAGAACCACTTGCACCGTGACTTATGTCAGTGCTTGTGCCGTCACCATAAGTTACATTTCTTCCAACTATTAAAGGAAATCTTATTGGGTATTCAGTCGCATCGTCTGTTATCCTTTGGCTAACCGTACTGCTTGAATAATTAAATTCTGTACTGCTTAATGTTGTAATATCCACAAGTTTAGAATCTCCAAATGTATCCTTAAGACTTGCAACATCACCATAAAAAGTTATTTGATAACTGTATGGTTCATTATTTTGCACCTCTGTTTTTTCTAAACTTATTTTGCCACGTCTGAAAGTTGTCAAGTCAATTTCAATTATTGCTTCCCGTCTTACGTTTTGGTCAATAGTTTGTTGTAAACTGTTTTCGTAAAAGTGTAGAAATATATCGTTGTTGTTTGGAGTAGCAGGGACTGTAAACGATTGACTAAAGTCGGTAAATACTTTGTTAATGTCTTGCACATTTTGTTGCATAGACGTAACATTTATTTGTTCGTCTTTAAACAGGTCTAATAACTGCCCTTCAACTAAAATAGAAATACCTCGCATTATATTACGTTGTTTAAAATGTCAAATGCAAATTCGAATTCGAGTGTGTAATTTATCATACCATCGTTTAAACCTGTTTGCTTTTTTAGTGTTTTACTTTTTACTTTAACGGGTGTATAATTAGGGTTTACATCGTAATCGAGTAACGTAACTCTTTCACTCAATAGAAGCTGCTCTAAATAGTCTGCATAGCCATCGTTTACCCATCCTGTGTTTAGTGTTATGGTTTCTGTTCCGTTCGTGTTTATCTCTTTACGTTGCCCATTGTTTGAACTTGTATATGGTAGTGTTTTAGGATTGAATTTATATTCATTCGTTTTTACGGTTACGCTTCGCTTGTTTGCTTTCTGAAAGAATATTCTTGCCCAACTGCCGTACCTATTTACAAAGTCAATTACAACGGGTTTGTATTTTGGTTCGCACTCGGGTTTAAAAGTACCTGTCCACAATAAAGAACTACTGCTTGAAAATAATTCTACTTTATTGCCGTCTGCTGCAAAGGTTATATACACCCGTGCAAAACTTTTTACACCGTCACTACCTGCTGTTTCAGTATGCGTTGCACCTGTTCTTAAATTTGTGTATTTAATTGTTTCACCTGCATTTATGTCTACATCAAAAGAACCCCATAAACCGTTTCCTTGTGATGTTGGTATGTTAGCATCATAATTATAAAAGTATTCGCCTTCATCTAAAAAAACACGAGTAGCAGTTGCGTTGTAGCCGTCCATATAATAATTATAGCCATCCATAAAATTGCCTGTTTCGGTAGTTATTGGCGTAAATGTTCCGCTTTCATCTTTAAATGTTTTTACCTCATAAGGAACAACAAAGTTTGTGCTTGTTGCTATTCCATAAGCTAATCCTGTTGCGTTTTGCCAAACAGTAAAATTAAAATACTCACGTATATATGGTGAAATATTGTAGTACATCTTTAGATTGTTAGATGCAGGTATATTTTTTTCGAATACATACGTAGGGTTTGCAGTTCCAATATTGCTACCTAAATATAATTCAAGTTTACTGCCTGTAACATTTGAAACTCCTGTCAAGTTAATTTCTACTATGTATGGTGAACGTGCTAAATTCATTTGTTAAATCTTTTAAAGTTTTCTGTAAATATTTGTCCAATTAGCGTTTCCATTTCCAATCCGTATTTTTCTAATAATTCAGGTGGCAATTTTGCTAAATGTTTTGCAAATGGTTTAGTAAAAAAAAACGTTGGTTTAATTCCTTGAAAATATACTGATTCTCTAACAGCAAATGCACTGATGCCTCGTTTTCTGCTCCATTTTTCAAAATGTTTTGCGCTTGGTTTTTTACCTTTTTTAAAACTATATTCAGAATTGGGAGCATTTTGCTTCCACATTTTACCCTTGTTATTTCGCCTGTTATATTTGCTTGTAGTTTTACGCACACCTCCAACACCTTTTACACCTTGGTCTTGAAATGCACCATAAAGATCCATTGTAAAAGATATTTGAATTGAATTTTTACTTTCTTTTACAAAACCCTTTATGCTATTTGCTAACTTACGGCTGTCTTTTGGTACACCTTTTTTAGCTTCTTTAATAACATTTGCTTTGAATTCATTTAATATGTCTTGTACACTTTCTAACATATAGTCATATCATTAGGAATAAGTATGTCAAGCGTCATTGTAAACCCTGCTAATTTATTTTCAAATCGCTCTGTAAAAGGTTCGCAACTTGGGTTGCCGTCTACTTGAAATGAATCCGTGTAAAGTGTTCCACGTCTTAACAACTCATAACACCTGTTATGAACTGCTAACATTGTATTCAGTACCCATAGTTCGTTATCGTTACCTAAAAATTTATCAGTTGTTTCTTGTTTAGATACATCTGTTATATCCATGGCTAAAATGCTAATGTTATACCGTATTACGTTTTCTTCAAATGAAGCTGTATTCACTATAATATGAACAAGCGGAAATATAGTTTGCTTTGACAAATCTACCTCAAATATGTCGCCTTGTGTAACGGTGTTTACTAATTGGTCTGCATCGAAGTGTGCTTTTAATTTGTCTATAATATCAAAATAGTTCATCGTCTTATTTTTTGTTTAAGTTCGTTTGCTTCGATTTGGTTTTTTTGCTTTTCGAACGTAAGATAGGTGAGACATTTAGTAAGTCGGTATCTTGTAACTTCGTCAAATCGGGTAACATCTCCTTTAGCAAGTGCATAGATTGAATTATACCACCCCCATTGTTTGTTAAATTGGTGTCTTTCGCTGTACTGTTGGAAGTGGTCATCGTCTTCAGTTCCTTCTGTAAATAACTGATTGTATGATTTAACAATTCGTTGCCTAAATTCCAAAAAAAAACCGAGCTACTAATGGCAACATCTAACGGTGCATACTTCATTAATTCTTGCATATCTTCGTTAGGTTCGTAATCTACAATAGTATATTTGTCTTTGTGTTTTTCTTTAATTGGTCTGTACATTACAGCCATTGCTTTATGGTATGTTTTCCAATTTTGCAAATGATGTTCAAGATCTACATATTCGCCAAATGTTATATTATCAATTTTTGGTATAAAACCAAATTCAATATCTTTAATTTTAAACTGTCTTATTAAACGAGGTTTTTCGCTAAATACTTTTTTAAAATGTATAATAAGTTTATTAACGTCTTTCATTGGTATTGTGGCAACTTGTTTTAGTTTAATTCCACAAAATATTTGAATCATTTTATTAGCAATAAACTCATCGTCATTACTACTTTCTTTCATTTCAATAAATTCTTGATATCGAAATAATGGAATTTCGTTTAATGATGTTGGCAATATTAAATCTATTTGCATATATATATAACTGTTTTAATGTGTTTTTGTGTTACCGTATATTGTAAGTCCCGTAATTTACATTCATTCCTAATGTTTCCATCTCGTGGTAGCGTACTGCGTCTAATGCGTGGTTGAAATTGTCAATCGGTTTATTTAGTCGTTTGCCTGTTTTGTCAGTGTCCCAACAATAGCTTCTTAACTCCTTAATTAAGTTGGTACTTGGTGATGTCACTAAATAGTCTTCACGTTGCATTACGTCAATTCCATAGTTTACTGAATCCTTGCCTTTTGTTACTCCTTTAATTGTAATGCCGTATCGTTGTATATCTGCTATTGATTTAGGCTCTGCACTATCTGCATATACAGGGACGTTTTTAGGAAGTAGTTTTGCTATGTCGCTATTTAATAAACCTGTTTGGTATGTAACTTCGTTTAGTATTCGTGTTTTATTAAATTTATAGATCTCAATAATTGATGTCGGGTCGTTAGTAAATCCAAAATCAAGTCCAATACCTAATAATCTTGCTTCGGTTGGTATTGTATCTATAATTTTATAATTGGTAAATACTGCCCCCTGTAGCTGTCCAATTTTTCCCTCGCCATAAACTGTCCACCAATTACGCCAATATGCACTTGTTTTCGCTTTTAAACGATTTTTTTCAATTTGCTGTACTATTCCACTATCTAAGCCTTCGTTGTCTTTGTAGGTTAAAATAATAAAGTCGGCATCTTTTTCGTGTTTTAATTCATTATGCACCCAAAATTCATTAGCAGGGTTAAAATCCAAATAAACCTCTTTTTTAGTTCTTATTGACAGTTCGTTATATGCTTCAAAGCTTACATTATTACACTCATTTATGTAAAGTATGTCCCTTCTTGCCCCTCTTAATTTACTTGCATCATCAGCACTAAAAAACTCTATAAAACTACCGTTGCCAAATTCATATTTCAAATGGCTTTTATGAAATCTGTCATCAAAATATCGGTTAGTCCATTTCATTATTTTTAAGAAGTCACGTAATGCCCCTCTTCGCAAATGCGGTATGCTCTCAGCAACAATGCTAATTTCTAAACCACTTGTGTCTGCGGCTTTATGAATTAATATAGGTAATATGCCAAACGTTTTACCTGCAGACGTACCGCCTTGAATAATTTTAATACGTTTTTTTAAAGCAAGTATTTTATTTATTGCTGTCGTTCTCTTTAACATCAGGGAATAATGGTTGCTCAATATTAGTCTGCTCTATTTGCTGAATAGGTGCACCGTATGCTGAATCAAGAAGTTTTTGATATGCCTGCGTGTCCCCTTCACGTGCTTTTTTAATTAACGCTAATGTCATTAGGTCTTCTTGCGACATAGTTTCAATCTCACTTGTTAATGGGTTTTTTAGATCCTGTTCAACTGACAACCATTTTTTTGCAATACTGCTGCGATTTTTACTGCCTACAGGTCTGCCTTTAGGGTTGCCTGACTGTCCTTTTTTAAAGGGAATTAAATTTTTATTTGACATATGTTATTTACGTTTTGGTTCGTTAGTAAACGGGTAATCCTCAGCATATGTGTTCCAAGCAATATTATCTGTTTTTTTTGTTTTAATCAGTCTTGGATATAAATATTTGCTTTTTATATGATGATGCAATCGTGCTCCGTTTTTTTGTTGTTTTTCTGCGTGTATTGCACTTGGATATTGTATTGGGCAAACTAAAGATTTATTCAAAAGTTTACACTCGTTATATAAATCCGTTAAGCCTCCAATTTGTTTTGCACTTTGAATTTGTTGCAAAATTAAACCGTCTCCAAGACTACCTGTAAATAGTCCTTGATTCATAATGCCTACAAACTGACTTGTGTCATTATCTTGTACACCTCTTTCACCCCTATAAATGTAATCGGTTAAAACAAAGGTGGTATTCATAACCTTATTACGCAATAGTTTTTTATTTTCACCACCAAAAAAATCTCCTGTTTGTGAAACGCCAAACAATCCAATTTTTCTTTTTATCATAAATTCTTTAATGCCTTCAAAGGTGTTTAATAAATCTTTATAAACAGCCATTCCTTTGTATTTACCGTGGTACTTGATTTGATAATTTTGCGTATCGTCATCTTGCACCATATAAAAGTTTATGTTTAATTCTTTTGCCTTATCGTAAAACATATTTCTTGCCTGACCTGCTGACCGTCTTGATGTGCTTGGTCTGTGGACATAGTCGTATCTGTTACGTGCTTCATCCATATTAAAAATATGCAAATTAAAAAGATCTATATTTGATTGCTCTTTATATTCTGCAATATCATCGGCTGCGCTATCAATAAAAACGTGAATTTTTTTAGCGTCCCAACCTATTCGTAAAAAATAATTGACTGTCTTTAAATTATCAGGACGTTTATATGACGGTATAAAAATATCAATCATTATTCCAATTTTGCAATAATTCGTGTATGCGTAACAAGTCATCTTCAATAAAACCATTTATCCCTGAATCGCATAAAACTAAACGCAATCTTTCAATGACTTTTTGTTCTTCTTTAGAAGCATTAAAATAATAGTAGTTTGCTACACTTTCAAAATCTATTTTTATAAATCTATATGCAAACATTTTTAAAGTTTGTTTTAACTCATCACTAAGCGTACTTGCTTCAATAAATTCTACTTTTTTATTAAACAGATTTGTATCAATACAATGACTAAGGTTTAATTTAGGTTGTTCTTTTGGCTCATAGTAAACATCTTCAAATTCAAGTTTACTTAATTTTTCTGTTTCAGTTAATACAGGAACTTTTACGCCCCAATCATTTAGGTCTTCTGCCTCAAACTCATTTGCTAATGCATCCCAATCCCATTCACCTGAGCTCATATTATCTTTTATGATAAATTCTCTCTGTTGTTCCTCTGTTAATGAACTTGCTTTTATGATATAAACCTCTTTTAATCCTGCTTCTTGACAGGCACGTAGTCGTTGATTGCCACCAAGCACTATATTTTCATCATTTACGACAATAGAACGTAACTGTAACATCCAAGGAGCGTCTTTTATTGATTTTACTAAAGTCTTAAACGCATCATTTTTTATTACCCTTGGGTTGTTAGGATTATTTTTGACTGTTGTTATTTTTACTTTTTCAATTTTCATTTTTCATCCTTATAAGTATCAAACAATTTTTTCATTTTACTTAAATACTCACGCATACAACTTGGGCAATGCGTACTAACTTTGCCACGTACTCTAAATACTCTTTTATAAATTGCTATAAATTCATCTTGTTGGCTCTGCTTCATTATGTGTCTTTCTTCGCTAAACCAATTTTCAAGCCATTTGTATTCGTCTTCTTGTAGGCACTCAGGCTCAGTAAATCTTGCAAACATTTCATTTAATTTTTCTTTACGTTCTTCGCATCCACAATCTTCACCAAGAACAAATTTTGCAATTTTATCAACACCTGTTTTTTTTAAAACTTTTTCTACTTTGTCACCTACACCTTCATTAACCTTTTTTTTGGTTATTCGTTTTTTTGTTTTCTTTTTTTCTGCCATTTTTATTTTATTAATTCATAATCGCCATTTATAAAGTCTTCGTAATCCTCAGCAATATTTTTTCTCAAATTTTCTTTAGATCTTTTAATGCTGTAAAAAATTGTTTTAGTGCTTATTTTAGTTTCAGCTGAAATTTTTCGCATAGATAATCCTGAATTGCGATAAAGTTTAAACAACTCTTGGTCAAAATATTCCCAATTTTGCATCTCGTCATTTATTAGTGCTTCTAAACTTAATTCAGCATCATTTTTAGATATATAATCATATATAACGTAAGGTTGTTGTACTTTGTCAATAGATATTTTTTGCATTTTTTTCTTTTGCTTATGTAAATCACAAACCATTGCACGTAATACTAAATAAATGTAACTTTTATTGACCTTGCCATCTTCATTTATTATTAGGTGTTTACGATAATATTTTGTTAATCGTATATACATTTCTTGCACAATATCTTCGGCATAAACGTCTTCGCCCATACTGACAACTATGCGTACCCAATCACGGTGTAATTCAGCAACCTTTTTTAGCCATTCCATTTTTTAGGATCTAAGCAAATGTAGTGAATTATTTTTAACATATGTATAACGTTCTTTTTAACAAACTGTTGTGTATAAAAAAACCCCTATCGCTAAATAGGGGTATTCGCACATTTTATGAACCGTCTATGTCTGCTATATCAAAACGGCAAATCGTCCTTAGCTTCTTTAGGCTTATGACCATAACCTGCTTCAACTTCTGCTTGATATGGCTCGGAAAATTTAATGCTAAAATATTTCTTGCCGTTTTTACTTTCATTAAGCCAAAGTGCTATTTCTTTGTCTTTACCGTCAATCATTGCTTTACCTTTGTAATCAGGTTGCTGCTCTGTTTTTTTGTAATCGTTTTTAAAAATTGCTCCACTGTTGTTTTTCTGTTCCATTATTATTTGTTTATTAATTGTTTGTAATCCTTGCTGCCTTTCAAAATACAGCATATATTCTTTGTCATTTTTTGATCCTGCTCTTGGCTTCCTTCCTGAATACTTTGCATATGCATTAATTTCTTTAACGTTCCCATATATAATTGCATCGTAACAATCCCATATAATAATTGCAGGTGCGTTCTTATCGCAAATTTTTACCATTTTTCTTGCCGCTAAGGGTAACGGATAACAATCTTGCTCATTCCTGTTTCTGCCCTTGACTTCAATATAATGCGATTGGCCTTTAATTATTACTTTATAATCAATGTCATTTTTATCAAGTTTGTAATATTCAGCATTATGATATTTAGAGAATAATGCAATTGCATTTTCTTCTCGTGTTAAATCTGCTTCTGTTTCAAACCTTTTAACCATTTATTTTTTTTCTTGTTTTTGTATAAAAAGTTTTATTAGATCCTTGCATAAATTGATTTAACATCATTCTAATAATATCACTTTTATTACAATCAGAATAAATCTGCGTAAATGACTCCAATCCGTCTTTTTGTTCTTTAGTAAGACGAACTACAATTGTTTCTGTTTTATTGCTCTTCATTAGTTAATTTATTTATTAATTCCTTGTAATATATTCGACACTCTGCTATTCTTTCGTAAATTGATTCTATAACTGCCTTGTCGTATTTTACAGTAAAACTTTTTATTCTGAGTTTTTTTGGTATATGATCAAAATTATGCTTGGCTTCAACTTCTGCTCTTAGTTCGTCATTTTCTTCTATTAAATGATGTTGCCAATGTGCTCGTCTAATTTCGTCCTCAACTATTTGAAAGGGTGTATTCATTAAACAATATACTAAATAACTTTGCGGCTTGCTAGTCAATTCCATATAACCCATTAATTGATAATAATATGATTTATTTGGTATTTCTTCATCAAACCAAGGAAACGTTGTGCCGTCATAACTGCTTTTGATATCTAAAAGAATATCATTTGTGTTTACGTCGGGAGTTCCTGTTATATAATCGTTATTTAAATTATTGTCATTTTTATCTAAAAATCCAAGATCTAAAACTTCTGCAGCTAAATCAATTGCATCTGATTCAACTTCATTACCTTTATCTGTGTAACGGCTTGAAAATTCTTTTTTAATGCCATACACCTCTTCAATTGCCAACTCTTGTAAATAGCTTTTGCACGTTTTACTAAGTGTTTCAGACTTGCTACGAGAGTTTGTCATTATTTTACCTAATGCTGAACATCTAATTTTTAACATATTTGAAGTGCTTTTAATTGCAAGTTTGTAAGTTCGTATTGACTTTTTAATTGGTCTTTAGTGTATGTGCCTTCTTGTACTGCTTTTAATGCGCTTTCGAATCTTGCTTTTGTTAAGGTTTTCTTCGTGTTTTTCTCCTTGCCGTGTGTGTTCGTACTGTCTGCATCTTTAGTATCGTCTATGAGAAATAAACCGTTAAGTGCGTACTTTCTTGCATAGCTTGACGAACTACCAAAAGACTGTGCTATGTCCATCCCTTTTCGATCGGGATTTATTCCTGCTTGTGCTTTTACTGCTTGAACTTTATTACCGTCTGTTATAACTGCTGTTGCTTCTATATACATATGCCCTGCAGCTTCTTTAACTTCGTCTGTTAAATTTAAAACTAAACCGTTGAGTAATGGCTTAACGGCTTCCATAATATCCTCACAACTGCGATACTTGTAATTGCCAAACTTGTTAAATTGATTCTTTGGTGCTTTTAATTGTTGTTGGATAGCACCCAACCTTTCAATAAGTGTATTCTTCATAATGTATTTTGTATAATGTATTACAAATATAACAATAATTGAATTACAAACCTATTTTTTATTGCGTACTTTTTTTTTGTATTTTTCAATAATATCTTGCAGTTCTGCCCTTGTATATTTTTTTACCTGATGTGCTTCTTGATGCAATTGTAAAAGCTCATCACCACCAATACGTTTTTCTATGCCGATTTGATAGTTTAATAAATTCCCGTGTTTATGTTGGTTACAGGCAACGCATTGACCGTGAACATTTTTTTCGTTAAATCTTACAGAAGAATGACCACCTGCTGAAAAATAATGTCCTGCGTCAAATTTAGATCTTAATTTTTTATCGCAACTAACGCAGTTTTTATTTTTATCTCTAAAACGTATATATGCATTAAAATATCTTTGAGCTTTCTTAGTAAGACTTTGAACAGTTTCAAGTTCGTCTTTCAGTCGTTTTTTTTCTTTTTTCCAATTTTTAACTTTTGCTGTTTGCACCCATACTTTTACGCACTCACTTTTAAAGCAGTATTTTTGATTAAAATGCTTAGCTTCAAATTTTTCTTTGCAATTTTTACACCGTGGCATTTACAAACCTTCTTGTTGGATTTTTAGTTGAATTTTTAATTTATCTATAACATGTTTGTTCTCACTAATTTGCATTTGCAAACGTAAATTAGCTTTGCACTCTAGAATGAAGTTTTCTTCTAATTCTAAAAAAATTGATTGAAATTCTGATATATCTTGCAAACTATTTAGCATTGAATTTATTAAATCTTTTCGATCAGGATGTTTTTCTTGCAATTCTTGAATACTACTTGTAAACTTTAAAATTGTAGTTTGTAAATTTATTTTAGCTTTCAGTAAATCAATGCTTTCCATTTATCTAAATTTTGTTAATGGGTTCACTCCGTAAATTTCAAATCCTAAACCTCTGTTAAAATCGCAAAATATGTAATCATCTAATAATGTATGTTTGCCACCTGTATCTGTATCTTTTACTTTATCAACACTAACTAAGGTAACATATTTCATTGTTTCGTGTTTAATTAATCTGTGAATTGTTATAAAATCGTCACACCGATTCAAAAAACTTTTACCCCCTTCTACGTATGCTGCCATTGGTGGCTTTAAATGCCCGTCCCACATATGGCCCTTTGGGAATAAATTGCCTTGCCTACCGCTTTCAGAAGTTGGATGCGTACTAATGTATATTGTTTTTTCTGTTTCGTTTACAAATTGTCTTGCCATATTTAAAAACTTGTAGTTGCCTTCGTAACCATATTCACGGCTTAAACCTGTAAAGGGATCTATTAAACAGCAATCTGCATCAGTTTTTTTAAATTGTTCTAAAAGCTGTTCAGGTGTGTAAAGTTGTGAATTATCTATAAAATCAAAATACTGTTCTATAAATGCTGCATAACTAATTACCTGTTGTTCGTGTAACTCCTTAAAAGGTACACCTGTATACATTTGTATGAGGTCTCTCATAATTTGACCGTATTGATTTTCTCCTGCCCAAAGACAAAACTTCAAATCGTGTTTTAATGCTAATGTTAGAAAGTACCAAAACACAAAATAGGATTTACCAACGTTATCATGTCCAAGAATTATATTCAGCTGCTTTGGTTTATATACTATATGTTCATCTAACTTACAACCAATTGATAGTCCCTGTTTTATTCTGCCATATTTATAATCTAATAAATATTTGGTATGAATTCCTTTACTTAACATAACCTAAATCAATTGCTTGTTTAATTAATTTATCTTGTTTATCATCTTTTGGCAATTTTCTTAGCCAATTTTTAGCTGTTAAATATAAGGATTTGTATTTAGTATTTTTTTGAAAGTTTTGTATTGATTCTAAAACTTGATGAATTTGCTCTGTACTATAATCTTGTTGTAGTTTTTTAAATTCCTTATTGGTTATTGATAAATGAGCAAAACTCATATATATATCTTTTACTTTTACTTTATCTTTTACTGTTATTTGTGTTATATCGTTATAACACTTGTTATCGGTGTTATTGTTTCCCCACCTTTTTTGCATTCCTTTTTTACCTGCTTCGCTTCTTTTTTCTCTTGTCTTTTCGTATTTTTTTAAATCTCTTTTTAAATTCTGTTTAATCGGTTCAAAGCATATTTGAGTTATAAGGTCATCTGTTTCGGGATTTAAATCGTTGACATACTGTAAAACGTGCTTAAACAGCGTTCCTGCTTGTTCATTAGATAGTTTATTTACTGTATGAATAAGATCACAATATAAAACAAATGCTTTTTTATCTTTTGCCATATATAGTATAATAAAAAAAGGTATAACGCTTTCGGGTGGAGTGAAACCCTACTAACGTCATACCTAAAAAAAAAATTATAATTACCACTCCAACTGCCAAATTTATAAATTATTGATTATCATATAAAAACGTTTGTATATTTTGTATATTATCAATGTATTTATGACTTTTTTTTCTATGCCTTAATAAATGAATAACTGTTGCGTGGTGTATTTTTAATAATTCACCTAATTTAGATAGATTTTTATATCTAAGAAATTTTGATTTATTCATAAACCACCATTCTGCAAAAAAATGTTTTTTATCTAAAAAGTCTGCGGTTCGGTCTCGTAGATCTAAATTAAATTGTGCAACTGTTAATTCGGCAATTATATCATATTCGCTATCTGCGACTAAAGGTTTGTTTTTTAATGTTTTAGTTTGTTCCATTGTATATGTAATTAATTATTATTATGTAAATATTTTCAAATAAAGTCTTCATACTTTTTCAACTTTTATTATCAATGGTTTCCAAAGATCACATCTTGCTATTGCCTCTTGTTTATCATCGGCTTGTATGTATTTTATAGCCTGACACATCTCTGCATCTGTATTACTGCCTTTATAGTATTTGTAAATAATTTTGTAAGTGTTCATTCGTTCTTCTTTTGCTAATGTAAATCTAAAAAATAAATCTTCGTCAAAGTTGTGCCAAAACTCTTTACGTAATTGCTGCATACTTTTCATAATTCGTTAGATTTTAACATTCTATTCAAAGTTGCAATATCTTTATTTATCAAAACGTCTTCAGATAAATTACCTGTTAATTGACTTTTTAATCTTACAATCTCTTGTCGTATTATTTTATTATTACTATTTACGTTAAATCCATTTTCTTCAAGTAGCCTCTTTGCTTCTTTTATTTTTTGTTGTTGTTTTCGATAATGGTCGAATATTGAATTGTTTATACTCATTGGTTTTTGTTTTTATTATAAATTAATTTTTCGTCTTCGCTTAAAGAATGATAATCGTATTTTTTTATCCTTAGCATTTCTAATTCTGTTTCGTAATATGGTTCAGTTTTACCTAATAATTGATGACTTGTTAGGATCTCTCGTTTATGACACATAATTTTAGATTTAGCCTTTGTGTTTTTTAATGACCAATCCTTATAATAATTCCAATCTAATTTTAATTTGTTTTTTTGCATTTATATAATATTTAATTGTTCTTCTAATTTTTCACATATTTTATGGCTGTCTAAAATATGCGCTTTGTTAAATTGCAACGTTTCGGGTAATACTTCGTAATAAATTTGATCTTCGGTAGCGTATGTTATTACGTCATTAATACTGTTAAAACTTACAGGATAATCTGATTCAGTTAAATGCGTTTTTGTTTCTACATAACATCTAATATTGCCAATGTAAAAAATTACAACGTCATCTTCGTGTAGTTCAATTTCAAATTTATAACTCATCTATATATTCTTTTGTATTAAGTTTCATATGCTCTATGTCTAACCACTCTAATAATTCAAATGTATTAAACCATATTGTAAAATTATTGCCCTCTTCATCTTTGCCAACTAAGCAGGTTTCGTTACCCTTAGAGGACATAAAAGTGTTAATGTCATGCATTCTTTTTTTAAGATCTTTATTCTGCATTGTATAAAATATTTAATTGATTTTCTGCTTCGTCGTAAGTTTCTAAAAAGTATTCGGTACCGTCTTCAAAGTCAGTTACTATATATTCGACTGACTGCCCTAACATTGATGCTATACTTATGCCATTTTCTAATGCTATGTAAACGTATCCTGAGTTTGGATTAAATCCAATTTCCATTATGTCCTCAGGTACACAATTATTTGCATAAGCTTGATGTACTTTTGCCAATCCTTGAGCTTCGCAATATGCAGGGTTTTCTAAATTAACGTAATTCATATTGTTATAATTTTCATTGTTAAATAATACCCTATCCAAACCGACCAAATAAATAATGCAGTTGTTATAAGTTCTTTTTTTGCTTGTTTTCTTTCTTGCTTGTTCATGTTCTATGTATTTATTATTTTATAATTACTTGGTATTACTTTTAAAATTCTTAATATATGGTTGTAGTGTTTATTAGTTTTAATTATTAATAATATTTTATCACTTTGTCTTTTTACGTCTGCATATAATAAAAGATTATGCAATAAAATACTATCTAACATTTGTAATGTAATTTCTGTAACTTCTATAATTTTAGTTTGTCTTTTCATATTATAATTATTTTACTGTTTTTAAAACCTTATTAAATCGTTCTTGTAATCTCATAATGCACATCTGATATGTATAAATATCATCTGTGTATTTATCTCTTAATTCTCTAAATTGACCGCTATAACCATTTATGCTGTCTTGCTTTAATTCTATTTTATCCCTAAAAGTTTCAATAGAATTTTCTATTTCTATTAAGGTTTGCAGTTTATCTATCCTTGTTGTCATTGTATTTATATAGTTTATTTATTATCTTAAAAGAGTATCTAAAGCCATTACTGCGTTAATTGTAAGACCTCTATTAATTTCCTCTTTAAAAGGCTCTATAATTAATAAAAGATAGTCAGAAGCTTCCTTTTTTGTAAAGCCTATATTTAAAAGCCTGTCGTGTGTTTGTTTACCTACTAATTTAAGTTGCTGTATGCATTTTTCTTGATGTGTCATTGTATTTATTAATTAATTATGTATTACAAATATAACAATAATTGATTAACTTTTAACAATTCAAACGAATTATTAACAAAAAAAAATTACAATGTAAAAAATTAGATTATATAAACCGTCTTGAATCTATGGCTTTAATCATTAGATCTTGTCCGTCTGAGCGTTTACGTTCTAAATTTAATTCAAGTATTCGGCCACCCAACGGTTTAACGGGTGCGCCTCTTTCAACGTGCCAACCATAAGCACCTTCTTGGTATTCTTCTTTATATGTTCCTGTAATCATACTATGCAAATACCGATGTTCTACTTTATAGCCTGTTTTACTGTGGTGTGTTAAACAATCCCGTACATCATTTCTACAACTGTTTTCGTGAATGTGTCCCATACTAAACACATCAAAACCTTCATACATTTCTAAAGCCCTTGTTAAGTTCAAAGCACCCTTAGTGACAACACCACCACCACCACTACCGTGAAAATATTTTATTTTAAACGGAAACGATTTTGTATGCGTTAATATTTTAACAATTAGCCAACCACCATAACCACCTGTTTGCACGTTGGAATGACATTTTAAATTTAAAAGATCTACAAAACGTTGCAAAATATCTGTTTCTTGCCACTTGATGATAGCTGTTTCGTGGTTACCATAACCAATAACCGTTAGTATGTCTGCATAAGGTGCAAACCATTCAACTGCTGTTTCTACAATAGAATCTAAATATCTTGCGTTGTTATGTTCAGGTCGTATATCTGATTTGTTTCTGCGATTATCCCCTCGCCCTTGCATCAAACAAAACATATCGCCGTTAATCATAACAGGAATAAAATTTTCTTTACAATAATCAAGATGTTTTTTAAGTAAATCTTGGTCGCATTTCGGGTTGTCCCAATGTAAATCACTTAACATCGCAACCTTGTTCGTATGTTCTAATTGTAATTCGTGTACGTTTCTGCCGTGTTTTATAAGCTTCATAAGTATTTTTGTACTAATTTAAAAAGGACAAGCACCAACAAACCTAAACCGAGTATAGCAATTAAAAAACACTGCCAACAAGTTCTTTTTGCTGCTCTTGCCTTTTGTACTTGAACTTTTTTGATTAGTCGTAAGGTATCTCTTTTTAGCTTGTATTCAATTCGTGTTTCTAACCGTGTTTGTGGCACATAAACATTGTTGTACATTATTACCGTGTCTTTAGAACTAAAGAATTTTTCGTAAACTATTGTATCGTGTTTTATTACAGGCACAGAATCTATTGTGCTAATTCTTATCGTGTCGCTTTGTTTTGTGACTTCTAAGCCCTTTTTGAGTGCCTTCTGATAGTGATACTTAGCAGAGCAAGAATAAAGCGCTAAAACGCAAAATAAATAAACTAACCGCATTTTTCAATTTGTTGAATCATTTCAAAGTGTATCTTAGCAATACGGTCGCGCCCTTCTTCACTCATAATTAAACGACATTCCTTTTCATTTGTCATAAAAAAGTTTTCACTTAGTATTGCAGGCATTGCAGTATTTCTTAAAACGTAAAAATTAGCTTCTTTGTCTGCGTCTCCATCTCTATAGTCTTTACGCATTTTGTAAGTAGGGAATTCTGCTTGTGCTTTCGTGTTTCTGTATATTTCGTTTGCTTTAGAAGTTCTTTCTGCTAAACTAACATCAACATTTGTGTCAACTAAATTGACGTAATCGATGTTTGCTTTTTCGCAAAGCTTGATTAATCTTTTAACAATACTTCGGTTAAACTCACCTTCAAATAATTGCGTTCCGTCACTCCAAATTGGTGAACGTTTACCTGCTGTTTGGTACACGCCGTCTATAATACCACCGTGACCGTTTTCCAATATCCACAAATATTTAGAAGTGTTTTTAATTGGTTGTCTGCACGTTTTACAAATTTCCATTTTTATTTACGTTTTTAAAATCTTGTGTAACTTCTTTTGCTCGTGCAAATAGGTTTTTAAGAGATGCCCACAAGTCGATGCCTTTTACAGCTTTATAGTTTTCATTTATAGAAATAACTTCTACAGAAACAAGAACCAAAGCAAGTATTTTAGTAGTTAATAACTCAACACTAAAAAACGTTAAAATAATATCATTTAATAAATAAAAATCCATTAAGTAAAAAAGCATAACGGTTGCTTCGTACAATAGGATCTTAGAAATTATTGCAGATAGTCTTCTGCTTGTTACAGGTGTGTTTGTTTTTTTGGCCTTCCAAATTCCTGTAATTGTATCGAACACAATACAAAAAAAGATTAAAATTAATATGCCGTAAATAGGCAAAAAGAAGCTGCTGACAATAGCTAATAGTTCCATTG